GAAGTAACGGTAAACGTGCCGTTGAATACAACAGGGTTAGCACCATAAATCGTCACCTGATCAGATACCAGGAGACCATGTGGGTTATCACAAACAACTGTAGCAGTTTGGTTGTTAACACCACCAGGAGTGACAGTATTAACCTGAATCAGTTTCTTAACGTTGTATAACCAAGAAGATAATCTCTCATCTTCAGATGAAGATCCGAGTTTAGCAACTTTTAGTTTGTCGCCTTGCAGATAGTAAGATCCAGTATCTTCCAGGATCGTTGTACCTGCTTCTGCAATACCAAGCACTCTGAGTTTACACTCAGTAGATGTACCCTTATTGACATAGACAAAAATGTCAGAGTATACAATCGTGCCAGGATCCCAATCTTCTACAACACCATTTTGAGATCTGGTGCATTCGATAAACTGGTTAAGTGATTTCTCCTTATACTGTGCAGTCTCTACATCGTTAATACGAATGGTGCCGTTTCTTTCTGGCCATCCAATCGTGGAGTCAACGGTAATAATCTGACCTGTGGTGGTCAGTGGCTCAACTAGAGTAGTCTTATAAGGGATGATGAAACTACCAGATAGCGTCTCTTCTGAGATTGCCAATTCGTAGATAGTGTCCTTACCTTCAATAATGGTAATGACGTTTTCAATCAGAGCATTTGCTGCCTTGACACTAAGGTCAACAGGATCAGCATACTGAATAAGTTGAGAATCGATGAGATTTCCAGGATCACCTGAAATCAATTCAGCACGCAGAACAGTATCAACAACCCATGTTGCAGCAGATGGGGAAATGATCTCATCTCTAGGATAGTAGATCTCCACCTGCTCACCAAACATGATCTTAAACAGATACTGTGTGGAAAGCTCAGTACCTTTACTGATGTAGAAATCAGTAATGCTCTTAATTACTTGAATTGGATTGATTGAAGAGTAATCAATCTCAATAGTGGGGAGATATTGTCTTCTAAACTTATCAAAGACTTCTCTGATGAACAAAGAGTCTAGGTTGATAACTGTAGACGCTGCTGGGTGAGTAGACTGACGCAGTGTTGCTTCACCAGCGTAGATCTCATTATGGAGGTTGTCATATCCAACAGCACCAGATACACCACGACTACATCCTAGGAATGCAGAAGGGGAATATCCACTACCTCTTTCAATGATCTCGTAACCAGTCAGTTCATTGAAACCAACAGCAACAGATGCTCTTGCCGATTTAGGCTCGGCAATGTAAATTTTAGGGGGCTCTGTTTCAGAATATCCACTACCGAAGTTGGTAATGTTGATATCCGTGATCTGACCATTAAAGATAGTTGCAGCAGCAGTTGCTCCTGTGCCACCAATAGGATCGCCATATGGATCCTTTCTATAGTCAACAATGTACACAGAAGGAGCATCGGTATAACCGTTGCCACCTGTTAGCATTTCAATATTGGTGACGTTACCAGATGCAACAGTAACATCGAGAACCTGAGCACCAATAGGTTGAATGATCCTTGCTCTAGGTGGGGTTGCATACCCTCTACCTCTATTCGTAATAACGATCTCGTAGACTTGACCGTCTTGGTTGATTCTAGAGATTGCCTGAGCGTTGATGCCGCCTTCAGGTGCAGGATCTAGATAAACAATAGGAGGATTGCTATAGTTCAGTCCAAATTCTTCGACAGCAATACTGTCAATGTTTACACGACCTTCACTATCAATTGTAGGTTGACCAATTTTACAACCACCAGGATTGGCAAAAGAAATTGCAGGGATAAAATCATATCCACTACCAGAATTCATGATAGTTAGACTATCAACCTGACCAGTTACATCATCTACGGTTAGGGCAACCTTTGCCAGTGTACCACCTGTAGGAGCGCCTACAAGAGCGATAGGAGGGTTATATGACGTGTAACCCTGTCCACCATCAATTAGGTTAATATTCTTGATGCCACTAACCAAAGTTTTGGCAGTCGCACCCACACCTTCACTGTGTTGGACTACAACTTTAGGTGCAAAATCTAGTCTATAACCACTACCACCAGTTTTAGGAATTAGGCGGTCAACTTGACCAAAATTATCGACAGAGACAACTGCAGATGCTCCAGATCCAAAATTTGGGGCAATATACTCAACAGAGCGAATATGAATATTATCAGCGCCACCCAGTGGGAATCTAAAGATAATTTCACTTCCATATACGGTATAGTCGGTATATGGCTCAAGTTGGCGATTGTTTTTCTTGACAATCAGACCAATCGCTGAAGTTGGGGTATATGGTTGTGTATTTACTCTGAGGGGATATTCTTTCTTACTTTGATATTCTTCAAAGGGTACTGCATCAGTTGTGACGATCGTTTGATCGGCATACCCAACCAAATATATAATTTCAGTGAATGCAGAGTCGTCAGCACCAGATCTTTCACGGGGAGCAACGGCAAAGCGAATCTCATCGCCCTCAAGGAAATAATCAGTCCCAGGGACTAACATTTCATTGTATACAACAACAATTAGGTGATCTACTGAAGGGGGATTTACAGGAGTGCCTAAAAAGTTAAGAGGGAATTTATTTCTAGTCCCATCGAACAACTGGAAAGGATTTTCTAGTTGTTGTTTCTTTTTATCAAATTGTGCAGGAGAAACACCTGGAGTGACAATAGCATCAGGTCCACGAGTAACATTCTCGTAGTAAATTACCTCATTATCAATCTTGATAGATCCATCGGTCGCTTTGAAACCATCAATCGCCTCAATTCTGATAGTCTTATCGTTCAGACCAATATCACTCAATAAGAGTGTATCATTTGACAGTTCGTCTGAGGTATAACTATCGAGATCCAAATAACCCAGAAGGTTATTCAGGATATCGTAAGGACGACCTGTTTTTTCTTGAGACTTGTAATATTGTAAGAGAAAGTCAACAAATTGTTGATCTTCCTCCCTAATAAATTCTGGGAGTTGATTTGCAACTCTATCCGAAATGTTAATATTCTTGTGTGGCATCTATCTCAGAAACAGGAGGTATCTACTGGATATGTAAAACTATCCGTGGGATAATCAATGATATTTATCCCACTTGGGTCACCGAAGTTGTAACCGCTAAAGTTGTTTGGATCGAAGTTGGGGATTGAGATGTCATTGGTCTTCCAATCGATTGGGAAGACATTAACATCAAATAATGTGGGATCAACGCCAGGTGGAATAGTGAGAGATCCGCCATAAGGTAATACTTGAATAGGAAGACGAGTTGTATCGTCTGGTGTTCCTTCAATTGCAATGGGACCTACACAAACCTGACCTGTACTATAGTCAACGCTACCAACAGCATTATTTAACACAACTTCAACCTCGTCTCTTTTTGTGACAAGGAGAAGATTGCCTTTTCCATCATCTCTAATGTTGACGGGGACCAAAACTTGATTTTCGTCTGTAACAGACTGAGATGACGCAACAGGACTGGTTGAATTAGTGCCAGAACCTTGCAAGGTCAAGTTAACAAGGTCTTCTGTGTAACCTGTTGCATAGAATGTGCCAGATTTGACCACAGAGAAAGCAGGAGCACACTTCCCATCGTCACCATTGCCTCCACCAGCATTTGGATCATCTTGACATCTACCATCTATACAAATTTGACCTTCTGGACAATCTGCATCGGTAGAACAAGGACCGTCTTTGTTATCGCCGCTACCATCGCCAGGATCATATCCACCACTACCGCCACTACCACCAGGGGTGCCTGAATAATCGCCAGGGTTATAAAGTGGGTTACCATAGTCAAGACATTGAGTGAAAACACTTCCCATCTCGAATTGGTCAAGATTTTGACCGACTGTCAGTTGAGTAACGCTACCAGAAATCGCAGGGTCGCTATTATCGACCATTGAGTTATATTTGGACGTATCAATACGACCACCAAAGCGATTATTCTGACCATTCTTGTTAAATTGGTCAACATTACGCAAAACGTCACTTGCGAGTTGTGCGCCACTCTTATTAGTGTTATTACCGTCGTAGTAAACGTAAGATTTGGGAATAACGTAGAATACAGTAGGATCAATGATCACAGGATCAATTGATGCAACCGTATAACGCTTCAGATCATTCCTGATCTTTGCTTTTGTTGTCTCATTCAGTTTATTGCCCGTTTTTGGACGGATGGCAACATAAACTTTACCGTAAATTGGTGGATTGAGTTTCTCACCACCGTATGCGGTCACGGCAGCTGCTTGAGGATAGATTTCTGAGACAATATGCTCATAGTCCGTCTCAGTCACTGCTCTGTTCTGAGTAGCGAATGCTCTAGGTGCTCTAAATTTAATTGATAGCGCACTTTCGCGTGCTTCACCATCTGCTGCTGCCTCTCTAGTGACGACTGCGATGTTTGCAGGTCCAATTGCACGTTGGTCACTATCTCTAATAGTGCCAATGAAGGCAAAGTCCTTACAACCGTTTGCTTCTTCGCCAAAAGTGGTCACATAGGACAGTCTGATGAATTCGCCATCAATCAATTTACGTCCAAGGACGCCATCACCGAAGACTAGACGGTATCTAAGGTCATCAGACTCCTCAAGGAAGTAAACACGAGAAGTATCGTTAAGCGTAGTTACGTTTGCAGCAAGGTTGTATGTGTCAATCTCTTGCGACTGTGCATTAGGTGAGATATCAACGTAAACCAAGGCGGTGTCTACATCTTCCGTGGGGATGATATAGTCTTGTCTCTTTGTATAGTCAACTGTATAATTAAATTTAAGTAAATTGCCCTGATAAACGAGCACAGGGTCAAACACTGCGATACCAGTTGCGGGATTTACCGTAGTTTGCAACTCTCTGGTTACACAGAAGGTGTAAGTATCATTAAAGTTACGGGCAACAAACACATCTCCTGCAGCAAGTGTGCAGAATTCTGGATATGTGGTGCCATTCAGTGAAAGTTGTGTCTGCACACGGATAGTTACACACGCTCTAGGTGCTTTAATTGACCTAGGAGTGTAATTTAACTGCTTCGCAATGCGGACAATGTTATCTCTGACCGTAGCACTCTCAAGAAATGCTTCATTCAGCGCCATGTTAGCGTTGAATGCCGTATAATATGTGTTATAAGCGAGGGTATCAATAAGATACGCCGCAGCACTACCTTCAAAGTCGTAATCTGTAAACTCGTTACGCGTTCTGAGGTAGGATTTGATAGACTCTTTAATCTCAAAGAAGTCTAGCGATGTTAGTTGTGATGGGATAGCAGCCATTTCAGGTCTTCTCTAAGAGGAATGTTACTTCTTGGGTTATGTTTTCTCCAGTAATCAAGTATTCAAGCTCAACTTGAATTTCATTTAGATCACTGTTGTCTTCAACCCGCACATCCTGTACAGTAATCCGTGGCTCGAGACGCTCAAGGCAATCTTCAATTTCAGTCCTAATAGCGTCTTTTGAGAATGGATCCCATGGCTCAAAAAGAAGACCTTTCACCCGACTTCCAATGCTCGGCTGAAAAGGTCTTTCACCTAATATAGTCAATAATAAATTTCTTACAGATTGATTGATTGCTCTCTCATTCTTGACAGCACCAAAGTCGTCGGTAGAAGGATTTGAATTAAAGGAAATTGCTAAGTCCTTAAACCCTCTACTGACGTACTTGTCTGATCTGAATCTGTAAGCAGGCATTTAACCCTCTTTTTTCTTTTGTCTCTCAGGTGGTTGAATGTTACGACTCACCTTATGAAGATATTTATCACTTCGTGGGTCGGTTATTAGACGCATACCCGATTTGATAAAGTCTTCGCTCTGGTCAGGTACTGGACTGTTGGCCACGATGATTCCTCCACATGGTAATTTTATTTATGGACATTCCCAATGGTTATTAGGACGCTCCCACCAGAAGTGTAAATCTTCTTTGGTATTGTCATAATAATGGGAAACGAAGTCAGACTTAAATCTGCTTCCTGTATTCTCACAAAGAGCAACAGTATAGTAAGGTGTGTGATCACCAACTACTTGATACTCTTTCATGATATTTGTGATCCAAGTGTAGTTGCCACCTCTAATGACACCTGCTTCGATCAACACAAAGTTGTCCCAGTCTAGAGTCCATGACAAAAAGTCTATGGTGAATCTCTTAGCATATGCTTCAGTAGATTCATCTGGGAATGGAACATTCACTGCTTCAATGTGATAAATCTCACCATCCTTACTTAGTGCATGACTCAAATGTTGAGTCACAATACTGGAATAATCTGGTGAGACACATAAGAAACAAGTGTTACTCGGATGAATGTCTGGATCCTCCATTTGGATCCGATAGATCATTTCCTGAATCAGTGCCATCTCCTTGTCTTGGGAAATGAAATTGAGTTTCCTCTTCATGATTATATGTTGCTGGATGGAAATTACAATACTCGTTAAAGGTAATCTTCATCTCTTTGTAAGAGAGTCCGCAGTGATTTGCTGCTTTTGGAAGATTCCACTTAGCAGACCAAAGCATCTCCATAGACTCTCTGGTCTCAGATCTCATCGACCTTGACCACGATACCGCTTACCTTTACTGTTACGAGATGTTGCAGAATATTTAGTATTTTTAGAGGTACCCTGTCGAGTCATTTTTGGTTTACCAGGCACCCATCCATCTTTAACCAGTCCTGTCGTTGCGCGTGCGGGCATTAGTCCCTTTCAAACTACCTTAGGATGATAGCACAGTTGGATGCCCAAAAGCAACCACTGAGGAGCATGGATATGAGAATCCAGGGAATCCGACACCCAGTGGATCTAGAATCCTTGCAATAGGAATCTTGAATGCAAACACTGTCAACGTAGTTGGGAAGAGCACTCTAGGATGTCCCACTCCACCAGCGTCTTCAATAGTCAGTGTGCTGCATGGGATAGGTGTAGGAATAGGACACACACCCTTACCGCAAGGGCAGATGTAAATCACAATATTTGTACACAAAGCAATGTGTGGAGTGAATGTATCGCCACCAATCATGATGGGAATAAACTGCACAAGAACCGTTGCTCGTATTGGGTTAACCGCTGTAAGTGGAATTAGAGGTGTGGGTGGCCACCAGCATGTAAAATTCTTAATAACGATGCTGTAGGGCACTGGAGGGGTGCCACACGCTTGTACTGAGTGGACAGTGGATGGTAGACAAAGACCATGCCCTGAGCAGGGTAGACCATTCAGTGATGCAACTGGTTTTAGAAATCCGTATGCCATTAAAATTCTTGGTTAATATCTTTACCTGCAGTATCAGGTCTAGCAACATCACATTC